CCCCACCGGCACCGCCCCCGAAGCCTCCGCCCCCGAAGCCTCCGCCCCCGCCGCCGCCGGAACCGACACCAGAGCCGGGGATGCCCCCTCCCCCACCAGGGGAGGGGGCGAAAGCGACACCGCCATTAGCGTAGCCGCTTCCACCGTACTGGTAGGACGACGACAAGACGGTGCCCTGGATAACCGAGGGGCCACCCTGAGAAGTACCCGGCATTTGCTGAGGGGCAGTCATGCCGACACCAGCGGCAGTCCCATATTGCGGCCCGAAAACCGGCGCACCGGCAACACGATGAAAGCTCATGTACGAGCCGGTATTGCCTGCGGTCGTCATCCCTGAAAGCGGGGATGAGACATTGCTGACGCCTTTGACGGCACGCGTATTCTCGTTTAGCGCTTTCGTTGCGTCCTTTAGCGCTTTCGCGAGGTCATTGCCCTCAAGCAAATAGGTCTCAGGCATGGCTTTCCTGTCGCTTCTTTATCCGCCAGAGCGCCAAATCCCGGTAATAGCGGCGCTCCCGCACAGTGAGAGCACGGGCATCCGCCACGGTCCACCCATACCCGATGACAAGATCGGCATCCAGCTCGACGACACTGACATAATCGATCTCACCAGCGAAACAAAACGTCCACCGACACCTGTGCCCGCATTTCGTTTCCGCACGACGAACATGGCACTGGAACGCCGTCCTCAGTCGGGCCGACACGGTGTTCAGCCAGAGCCTTGAGAATTGCCGCACGGTCGGCCATTCCCATGCCTTCCCGGACCATGGATTCGACCTCGCGGACCGCATGCAGCGTGCCATCCGGGTCACGGATATAAATGACCGTGCGCGCCAGCAGCATTGTGTCGGCCTGAGCAGCGGTGAGGCCCCGTTCACGCGTTGCCCTGACAATTGCGGACTGGTCGGATCCCCGGATCATGCGTACAACGGCAGTCCGACCCTTGCGCAGCGGTACCTCGAATTCTGTTTTTCCTGGAGTTTCCGCCTTCTTGCGCGGAATTTCGTCTAGACCCACCCTCACGGCGTGCCGGGTCTTGCACTGGGGACAGGTCATCTCGTAATCGATCTGATCCCCGTATGTGGCCCGGCGAATACCGATCAGCAGCTCATCACGGTCACCGACTACCAGCTCTTCGAGCAGCTCGCGCGTAGCTGGAAAATCGCCCAGATGGGTGACCCCACAAGACAGCAGCGTCGTCACGAATGCCTCAGTAGCCGACGAAGTCGCGGCCCGTGAAATGGCTTCTTCATCCGCACCGGTCAGCTCCCGCACCCGTGCCGTGGTAATCAGGGTGCCCTGATGCGTCAGTCCGCACGGAAGATAGACAACATCATCTCCCGGCGGCTGGATTACCGGCATGGGGGAATCGTCGGCTAGTACGCGATTGATGTCCTGAGCGACCGTAGGATCGGTCAATGGATTCCGGAATTCGTCCATAGGGCGGCGATTCTCCTCAGTGTCCTCGTTGAATTACCTCAACAATCACGTTAGGAGAATCGCCGCCCCAGACGTTAATCCCGGTTACTCCGAAGAGAATTCGGGGGCGCGAGCGGTGGGCGACGCCTCCGCAAGCTTAAAGCCGAATCCTTCGTGAACCAGAGTCATCTGGTTAATAATGATCTGGTTAGCGCCAGCATCAAGGTCGGAGAAGGAAACCGTTGTCGGCCAAGCGTTATACAGCTTGAATCTGGCTCGCACAATACCATTACCGGACATAACCGGATGCGAAAGCACCTGGATTTCCACGTCATGCCGGAAATCGTAGCCCTCTCGTGAGCTGGCGACCGCCCCAGCGTCGCCAGAACTCACCGCCATAACTGTCCGCATCCAGTCCATGAAGAACGTGGTACCGACAGTCAGGCCACGAGAAAGGGTTACCGGTTGGAAATCCGTCTGACCCGGCAGCTTGTGCGGGCTGGTCGGGTATCCGCCCTCACGGTAAGGGATCACGTCAGTATTCACGGAAAGCCCGGAAACAGACATGAATCCAATGTTGATTGGCGGCTCAACGACACCGTTAGAGTTCCGTGAAAAGATGACGTTGAACTTGAAATTCCGAAGCGGGTCGGACAGGATCGGGTGAGCTTCAGCCATTTGTTAAATGCTTCCTTCCTATCAGAAAACTTCCTCGGCTGAGACCTGCCCGTCCCACTGGCCAATCTTGATGACAATGAATTCGGCCGGGTAACGAAGAGCGACACGGACATCAACATTCACGCGGCCCTGAGCAATGGTCGCCGGGGTGTTGATGTCCTCGTCACATTTCACATTGAATGCTTCAGATTCATTTCGGCCCGCGAGAACGCCTTGCCGGAGAAGATGCAGCAGATATCGGTCCAGGGTCATCTTGATTACTGACCACAGATCCGGCCCATTCGGTTCGTGAACCGCCCACATCGTGATATCGGCCAACTGCTTGCGCAGCATCATGAGCGTGCGCCGGACAGGGACATACCGATCAGGCAGTTCCTTCTTCAGCGTGCGTGAGCCCATAATGCAGATGCCGTGGCCGGGCACGAGCCGGATGACGTTGATATGCGCCTCAGCGAGAATGTCCAGCTCGGACGGCGTGAACCGGCACTCAGCGGCGAGGACGTTTTCGAGAGCCGTTTCCGTGCCAGCCGGGGCCTTAGCCACATGGCGCACGGTGTCATTTCGTGAGAATCGACCGAGGACCGCGCCACCAGGCGGCAGAAGCCGGACCGCGCCGTACATGTTGGTGCTCGGGTCCCGGCACATGAGCCACGGCCCGTATACGGCACCGTAGGATGTGGCCTTCAGCGGATCCACGCCCTCAACCAGGCCGGTGTATCCGGTCATAATCTGCTGTGAGGTCGCGCCCTCCGCACCGCGCGGCCCGTCAATGACCATGAAGACTTTGCCGGTTTCCTCGGCCCATTCCAGCAACGGATTGATAATGTTGCTGCTAGTGACGGCCGGGAGATTGAGGTCGATATTGTCCTCAAGGTCTCCAAGCAGCTTCGCAGCGCTTACCAGGTCATACGGAGCCGTACCGTCCGCACCATTACCGAGCGTCAACGTCTGCTCGGGAATGACATCCTTCGTCTCGTCATACACATAATCGTCGTCAACCTTCAGATTCGTGACCTTGACGGTATGCGAACCGGCCCAAGAGGAATTGACGATCGTGATGATGTATCGAGAGTCTGAGGGATTAGACGACAGGTCCTCGAAGCGCTCGATTTCCCGCCCATTTTCCCGGACGATGAAGTTGAATCTGCCCTTAGGCGCACCGGTCGGCACAATCTGAATGGAGATGTTGTTACCGGCGGTACCGGGGGACAGGGCGGTGACCTTGATAGCGGGCTGCGGAGTATCCTCGGTGCTGTCTACGAGATCACCGCTCGCGGCAACGGCGTCCGAACGGGTAGCCCGCACAATGTAGCACTGCGAGCCCCCATTCTTGAAAAACATATACACCGCGAACGGCAGATAGGAACCCTGCGTTTCAAAACCGCCATACAGCATCTCGAACTGGGTCCAATTCCGAATTCGCGTCGGAATCGCCGGACCCCGGTTCGTGATGCCGACGAAAGCGGCGACGGCACGCGCGTCGCCGTAACCGGTAGACCCACGCGGTGAGAGATCTTCCTCAATGTAAACGCCGGGGGTCAGGTATTCGGCCACATCACTCCTCAGGTTTTGGATATGTGGTTTCGTCCCAATAGATCACTTTTTCAGCGCCATCCGGGAAATGCCAAAGCCTCCCGTTGACGTGATCGGGGAAGGTGAGCCGTTCGATTTCCCACGGCGTCATTTCTGTAGCGACGCGCACCAGATAGTAGATCTCAAAAAGGCGTTTCTGTTCGCGATCGTATTTGGAGCTGAAAACCGGCCCCGCCTGCAAATGCATCGTGACCGATGTGTCCGTTTGCGGGATATACAGCATTCCCGCGCGCTCCGGAATCCGGGCCTCCCGTGCCAGCTCTCCGAGCAGCACAGTCTGGTCCTGCTGGGTCCGTGTATAGACGCTGATCTGATAATCCAGATCGAATGGAAGGGGGTACCCCGCGTACCATCCCCAGCGCGCACCGTCTGGTACCTGCTCTCGCCCTTCGGGCGTGTACCAGATCCGCACCCGTCCCCGATGCTCACGATCCGTGGCCCGGTAAATCCCGGTCCGCGTGATAATGATGCTGGGATAGGTCATGTCCGGGGATTCTGGCTCCGGCTGAGAAAAGCGCACCGGCACGGGCTCGTCTAGTCCGGGGATGGTGATCCCCGTGAGCCGCGCCTTTATCGCGCTATCCTCATTCAGAATCCACGGCATTGCGGAGTCGCAAACCCTATCTGAAACGCCATGCTTACGTTAAACAGGGTAGACGTGATTCGGGAAATTGTTATAAGCCGGTCAGAAGATGGGTATCGGACCCCATCCTCGGATCACGGTTTTTGGCGCTAGACGTTCCGGAATTCCTGGAGGGTCAGAGTCCGCAGTGGTGCCACTTCCTCCTGAGAGGTGCCGATTATTTCCAGATGAGTCAACCCCAGAATTCGTGGCAAAACGATAGTAGGCGTACAGGCCATCGGTGTTGACCGGATCAAATTGCTCGTATTCTTGCTCAAGCTGGTTGGTTGTCAGCGTGGTATCAAGCCACACTTTGATCGCTGCGTAGCTCCCGTTGAAGTAATCAGAGCTTCCGGGAAAGATGTCTGCGATAGTGAATCGATCGCAATTGTGCGTGCTGGTGCCGACATTCCGGGTATAAGAGGTGAATGTGGGGGCGCTGATTGTGCGCCAACGCCATGTCGTTGATGTGCCGTTGACCGCGATCCCGATGTAAGTCCAGACACCGACCGAAAGCGAGCCGGTCACAGATATGCTCGCAGTACCTTCATCGCCGATGAAAACCGAAGTGCCATTTTCGGACGTGACGAGGTCCAGAAAGTTCGTGTCTGCGGTGTTGGAAAAGCTCCATAGCGTGCTGAAGGTATTCCGGTCCACCATGAGCTTGTACCAACCGCATACGGAAAGACGACTCCGATTTCCGGCATTCGCGGTCAGAATCATCCGCTGGTTGGAAGCTGTGAAACGAATGGCCATCTAAACCACCGTGATCTGCACAACAAGATCGGAGCCGCTTTGCGTGGAACCAATCTGATCGATGTCAACAGTGAGGTACTCCCCGTCATCCACCGTCGTCACCGTCATCCCCGTGGATTTGCTCGTGTTGTTTCCTGGTGCGATCGCGGGTCGTTCCAACTGGTCCCCGAAAATTGAGGTTCCGTTTTTATTCACATCGACGATCACGCTGCTGCCAACCGGTGCAGTACCGACGCTCGCCCGCACAGCGAGAATCGTCCATGTTCGCCCAGTGTCATTGAAGATCGGAAAAGTGCCCTCTCCGGTCTCCAGTGCACCCCAAATCGAATAGGTCAGCGGTGGAGGAGTGAGCACAACCAGATCATCAAGACCGGCGTAGGCCCGCTCATTCCCCTGATCGTCTTTAGCGTGCAGACGATCGTCTTTGGCGTAGACGGCAAGTTGTCCAGCGGGCGGAGTGGCGGAATTATCCACCACATCCAGCCCGAGGACAGAACTGACGCGAATCATCAGCCGACCACCGTCACCCGGTAGGAATTCGACGGCGGGGGAGAGGCGAATGTCACGGTCACGTAATTCGGATCGGTCAGTTCAACGTCTGTGAAAATGACGCTGTACGGGGGCGAGGTCGAAGCGACCTGCACGACCACATCCCGCTTGCCCAAGTTGTGATTGACCTGAAAACTGTTCGCCGATCCATTGCCGATGGTGACGGCTTTGGTCTGGGAGACGACATTGGGATCAATGGCGACCGCATCAACTTCGACAACGATGCCGTTTCCAGCTCCGACGTTGAGCACGCCTGAGTTGTATGTCAGGCCATTACCGGCGACCGAAGAAGCCAGAGAAACCGCATCGGCAGTAACGGAAATCCCGTTACCGGCCCCGACATTGAATTGGCCCGCCGGGGACTCCGTAAGTCCATTACCGGCGACATAAATATTCCCTGCACCGCCGACTTCGGTCCAAACCAGCGGAGTGGTACCAAGAACAACGTTGTCCGTCAAAAGCCGATAGACCCTGTCGGCATTGACCGTACCTTCCTGCACGGTAACCGTAGCGCCATGAAGTTCATTGGCGTCATCGGCGTCCGGTGCACGAGTAGGGACATCAGCGGTGACGACGTAAATACCATTTTCTGAAGCGTCGCCCTGATCTTTAAGAAGGATTCGGTCACCGACCTGGAGTACGACGCCGTCAAGCGTCTGACCGGCCGCGTAGGCAGTCAGGAGATTCCCGCTCGTGGTGCTGGCGGCCCTCACCGCCTGCTTCCAGGAAAGACCCCTGACCAATGCATCCGCATATTGTTTATTGACGGCATCAGTAGGGCTGGACGGGTCGGCCAGATTAATGAGACGCTGGTTGGCAAGGTCGATTCCATTGCCGAATTTCACTGCCATATGCGCACAACCTCGCTATGTGAAGAGGGCCGTGCCTGCTGTCGGCTCGGACCACACAATTGACACGGTGTTTTCGTCCAGGTGGTAAACGTCGGTTTCCACCTGCTGACCAGCCATATTCAGCAGCGTTACGTGTGGCCGGTGTCCAAGGTTGTGCGCGATTAGCCACGTAGCTGCCGGAGTAGGCTGCTCGTGGACATGGACAATTGGTCCACCAGTAGGCGGAGGGTCATCCGGGGGCAGATCCGGGATTTCACCGCCACGATTGGGGACGTACGGGCTGCGCTCAAGCTTGTGCCAGGCGGTGAATTGCTGATCACCTCTCAAGTCCTCAGGCTTGAGCTGAATCAGATCGACGCCAGCAACGAGGTCTTGCTTACGGATCTGACCGAGCACGGAAATCCGGGACACACGGAAAACGCGGTCGTCATAGATCACGCGGTCCCGGACGTAGCGGCCGTGGGCCACGTCGATAGCCGCAATCTGGGCACGCTCAAGGCCCTCTACCGGGATGGTGAGGTGCAGGCCGTCCGTCCAGTACAGGCCACCGTCGCGATAGTCCGGCGCACCTTCACTCCGGACAAGCCGGATGACTGGGAGACGAATAGGCCCGACGAAAATCCGGCCCTGAGACATCGGCTCGTCATATACCGGATGCATGACGGATTGGGATGCGTCGTACCTGTAGTAGTACGCCCAGTCACCGTAGACATCCTGGTAATCCAGCATCGCGTCGGATGCGTGCCAGACCTCGTAGGACGGTCCGAAGCGGCCCCGCTTGCGGTCGAGTCGGCTCAATACCCGAACCCTCCCCACACAGGCGAGGGAATTCCGCTTGTGTCCTCGTTGGGGGCATCCCTCGGAGGAATCTCCCGGATGGGAAGCCCGTATTCGTCGTATTCGCGAGGAACGAAAACAGGCACGAGACGACCGGTCATGTAGGACACGCGACGCAGACGCGACTGCTCAACGCGGTAAAGGCCGATATTGAGCTGCTGGCACAATTTTTTGTACCTATCGGTCAGCGCATCGATCATCTGCATGACCTGGGCATAACGCTGACCGCGATTGAGCATTGTGCCCTCGGCCGTATTCACATTGATGTCCGTAGACGCGTCCGTGACGATCATCCACAGGGCTTCAATCGTCGCCAAAATCGCGACGGCATCGATTTCAACTTCCGGCAGATTTTCGAGCGTGATCGGTTCGCGCCGGATCCGGATGAAACCCGTGCCTTCCTCGCGGTAACGCGTTTGAATGGTTCGGCCGTGGCAGTGCTGCCGGACGGCAGTGGTCACACAGCGCTCAAGCTCGGAATCGGCGAACATCGGGTAGGCCGTTCCGCTGACCACGAGTTTCGCGGCGGCCGGGGGAGCCTCCACGAGAATCAGGAGCCCGGTACGCAGATCCAGCATGTAGTCCTCTGGATCAATCGGCGTAGAAACGCCCTCTACGACAGTGCGCACCAATACCGAGGCACCGTCGATATTGCGGACGCCGACCTCATATTCGGTGTGTCCGCCTTCGAAACTCTTAAGGAAGCCCTCGCCGAGATCCCCGATTTCTGCCCGAACACGCGCGAGGATTTCAGCGCTGGTTGCCACACATCAATTGTCGGGCAGATGTAAATCGTGATGTTAATTTTGGGCACGTAAAAAGGGGGTCCTCCGTAGAGGACCCCCTTCACGGACGCCCGCAGACCTTTCCTAGGATGCCTACGGCACGGCCGGGGAGACTACTTGTCAGGACGCCTGAATCCCAATGCGTCGCCGTGGCACGGCCGGTGGCCATCTCCGGCCGTCTGACTTGACCGTCCGGACTGCCCCGGGCTGCCAGACGGCACGACAGGAGTCTAGCACGGAGTCCGCAGCCCCGGACATCGAATATCCGGGGCTGCGTCACCATCCTCCAGGTAGCGGGGAGGAAGCCTAAGACTCTGAGATCGTAAGCTTGCCTACGGCGATTTGAAGTGCCTGCCCATTCACCGGCTGCTGCGGACTCGCGAGCTGCCATTTATAGAGAATTTTCCCGCCAGTACCCAGTGGAACGGTAACCAGGGCAGCATGGGTCGCCGGTACCGCCATGTCCTGCGTAACCGGCCCGAAGGTAATAATAGAGGAATTTGAGATCACAGACGGCCGCGCATTCGTGGCATCCGTCCATGTCACCGGCTGGCGGACATAGCCCGGCGTAGTGACCTCAGGCAGCGCAGTCATTTCCGCGTCATCAGCGATATCGGCGGTCAGGAGAGCAAGATATGTGGTAAACGGTGCCGGGTACTCAATCGCCTTACCGGTCAGGAAATTGAGCTTGACCCGTGCACCCCATGCAGACGGATTACCCGGCATCAGCTCACCCTCTTAAAACGCGCGACGAAATCCGGCACGGGAAGAGCAACGACGCGAGTGGCATTAGCAGCGTCGGTGAATTCGGCGGTGACGATGTCTGTCTCAGAGAATCCAAGACCGGGCGTACCGGGAGGATGAATCCCGGAAACCGTGACATCAGTACCGGCGGTCATATGGCCAGGACCGGTGCCGAAATCGTCCTTGAGCTGCCAGGTCTCACCAGCCTTGGGCTTTGGGGCCATCAGTGCCACACCAGCCCCTTCGCGTCCAGATAAGCGGCGACACCGGCCGGGACGGTGTACCAAACCCCACGCTTAAACGTATAGTTATTGCCGATGCCGATCGTCACATTCTCAAGGTCACAGTTCACCTGGATACGACGGGTAGCGGCCTTCTTATTTCCGCCGATCTTGATACCGCCCGCATCCTTCGCCTCCGGTGCCGTCATATGGGCGGTGTAGTCCACCTCGGTTTCACCGTCAGGCGTGGTGCTCACGGTGCCGGTAATAGTGGTGATCTGGCCAGCTCGCCCCGCCAGCTCCTCGGCATGCTGCTCTGCAAGCTTCTCGGCCATGCGGCCGGTAACATCCTGCGGCGGTTTCCGTGATGCGCGTGCCATTTTTCTCCAGACTCAGTCGATTACTACAAATAAAGTCTGGCGATAAATAGCACGAAAATGTTAATGCGAAGAATCCGGCCGTATGGATAACCGCTGCATCACAGGCACTCGGCTTGACGCCTGTGATCGTGGGGTGTATTGTCGTGGGCCGTGGCCGACCAGAAAAGAAGGTCCAACGAGCCTCTGAGCTGGGACGTTGTAGACCGGCTGACCGTGCACTCAGGCAGTGGATGTCTGGAGTGGCGTGGCCCGGTTTCTGCGAATGGTGTGCCTCGGTACTGGTACCAGGGGCGTGCCGTCAATGTTCGGAGGTGGGTATACGAGCGATTCAACAAAATTCAGCCAAATCACGTCGTCATCACGACGTGCGATAACAGCAGATGTCTGAAACCTCAGCATCTAAAAGCTCTCAGCCGTATCGACTACGGCCGCCTGCGCACAGACGACATCAACCGGACTTTTAAGCGTAATCAGGCGCTTGTTACCCGGCTGAAGCGGATCCTCCCTGTGGACTACAAGCTGGGAAATGGGGGGCAAGATACCGCTGTCCTAGCCTGGATATACGAGGTGCTGTGGGGGAAGCCCCATCGGCATCAAGATCAGGAGTAGCGAATGGGACACGACTGGATAACTGAGGCCAGGCAAATTCTAGCGAATGGTCCAGGGTCTTTGTCGGACAGGATAAGCGCGGTCTCCGCGCAACTCCACCTGATGGACCCTGAATCACGAGATGCGGTACATGCTCTGCTTGTCAAGTACACAGCGCAGCATGCACGAGACGACGGCAAATGAGGGAGGCGTGCGCGTAGACTAGGAACAGATGAAAAGGCCCTCACCCTGGTATGCGGGGTGGGGGCCTTCTTGTAGTGCCTGTCCCCCCTTGGAAAGCCCCGCCCAGACGGGCGGGGCTTTTTATGCCTTAGCTTAGGATTGCTATTTGGGGAATGATCCTCAGTTCGTCTCGATAATCACGACGGACTGATCGGTAATCAAGCCGAGCCCCCAAATAGCGTACCACGCCAAGAGGTGTTCCCTTCCGAAATCCTGGATTCCGCCATCCCGGAGTTCGACAGGAAGCGAAATGGCGTGGCCAAAGGCATTATCACCGATTACGATAGCCTGATAAACCGTCTGGCCGTCCGGAACGTCAATTGCCTTACCGAGGACCAGGTCCTCCCACTGGCCACCAAGATTGGCCTTGGTCTCCTTAGTGAGGGTGTTTACCTGTGTGGTCTCGATAAACACCACGTCGTCGATTCGGCCGATTTCCCCAATTGAAAATGCGCCCGGCTGCGCATACTGCGTCATATTGATCCAATTGGGGTCATCCCGGAGTCGCCTGGATTGGTGCGGATGTACGAAGCAGACGTATGAGTCGCCGAGTCTCGGAGTATTCTTGGTGGCGAGGGTCTCGACCGCGTCCTTAATGGCGGAGACGGTCAGGTGGTATTGGCCGGTGAGGCCCATCCGGTACGAAGTGACACCCGGATCCTCGTCCGGCACCTGGACGGCGCTCGGAGGCGTACCCAGGTCGAAAGGCGACATCCGAGTACGCGGGTCCGTCGAGAGAATCTTGTCGTAGCCGTAAATCGTGGACGACGCCTGAAGCAGGGTGAACTTCGCGGAATCATCCAGGTAGGTCGCCATGTTGCGCCCCAGAAGCCGGGACGCCGTCGCCATTACGTCGTCGAAAGAGGCATTCAGCAGAAGCTCAGTGACAGCAATGGCGTAGCCGTGCTCGGAAACGGTAATAGAGAATTGCGTGGCGGTCAGCGCAGCGGTCTGCATCCGCACACCTTCAACGAGCTGACTCGCCTTGCCGAGGTTGTTGTACCTGGTGAAATTGATGGTCAATCCGGGCTGTACGCCGAGTTCCGTCTTCTTGCATCTCTGTTACCCCCGCCGAAGCGGTGGCCAGGTCATTTCTGCCTGGCTCTTGCGGTTTACCATCCCGCAAGGTCGGACTATATCTTCGGCTCCAGTTCCGCCAAGTTGTACCGACCTGACGGTCCTATCGGAGTCGCCGCGCGTGTAGTCTCTACGGAGTCCCCGGCACGGGTTCCCTCGGTATTCCCCGGTGTTTGGAGGGGTTCACCGATACAGCGCGGTTTTCACTCGCACGTCACCGTACGAGGCGGCCAAGAATTAGACCGCGAACTGCTCGAACTTGAGTACCGGCATCGCCTGGAAGCATCTCTGTTACCCCCGCCGAAGCGGTGGCCAGGTCATTTCTGCCTGGCTCTTGCGGTTTACCATCCCGCAAGGTCGGACTATATCTTCATCTCCAGTCCCGGCTTACTGACCACCTAAAAGCCGGGCCTATCGGAGATGCCTCCCGTGTAGTCTCTAGCGGGTCCCAGGTGTGGGTTCCGACGGGATTCCCCGAATAAGTTGGAGGGGTTCCCCGTTACAGGGAGGTGTTTACCTGGCAGTCACCTGCCAGGGTCCCCTTTAGGCGCTGAGGATTTCCTTCGACCAAATGGTCTGGATGACCGGTGAAAGCTGGGAGTTAGCCCCCGGATAGGCAGTCGGATTAACCGACAGATTCGGGGTACCAGTAATTGCGCTAGGCACTTACGTACTTCCTATCAGCCAAAAATCCCTCGGTTACTAGAAGCCGGTCCCACGAACTTGTCCCGAATTTTCGCCCACTCGGAGATCGGCATGTTCTTTAGCTCGTCAGCGGAGTACGTCTTAGTGCCCAAATTGTTGTCCAGAGGGCCATCCGTAGCGGCGTATCCAGCAGTGGTTACACCGCGAGAGCTGGCCGCATTAGCGGCCTGCGCCTGAGCAACACCAGCAAGGATGGCCTCGGTCTTCGCCTTCAGCATTTCGATGGAGGCTTCGACCTCTTCGGGGGTGTTGCCGGACACCAGATCGATCAGCTCAGGGGCGATATTGTCGCGCTCCTGATTGATCCGCATCTGGATATAGGACTGGAGCTGCGCCATTTCGCGCTCCTTTTCCAGGAGTGCGCGCTCACGAGCCCTTTCCTCTTCAATCTGGCGGAAACGCTGCTCCCATTCCTTCTCCTTTTCGAGTAGGAGATCCCGTACGGACATCTCCTCCTCACGCCGCTTTTTCTCCTCGGCTTCCCTGCGCTTCCGCTCAGCCTCTTCGGCCTCCTTAGCCTTCCGCCGCTCCTCTAGCAGCTCCTCAAGCTGAGTCTGAATAGCTGCTGCGCGCTTCTCAGCCTCTTCAAGCCTCGGGTAGAGCTTGTCTTTCTCCTGCTGACGCGCACGCGCGAGATCGGCAGCGGTGTACCTAGGGGCAGCAGGATCGATATCGGTAGGCTGCTCCGGGTTAGAAGTCGCGGTAAGGGTCGTCTGCTGCGTCTCCGGCTCACTGATAAGCTCGGGCACTTACCTCAATTCCTTCTAGAATTGATTCTCCGGATCTCGGCGCTTGGGGCTTTTCACTCCGTACGCCTGTGTCACGAGTTCGGTCATTAGTTGTTCTTCAGCGCCGCGAGCGATTGCCGAAGGCCCGACAGCCGCAGGCGGCGTTGTACCCGCCGAGTCCGAATCAGTGCTCCCAGTGAGCGGGGCCGGGGAATTCTCCCCATTGGGAGTCATCCCCGTCATTTGCAGAATAGCAGAGGCGATTTTCGTATTAATAAGATCGAGTGCGCCCTGCTCCTTAGCATCCCGAACTTGCTCCTCGAAAAGCTCCTGAAGCTTCTCGTCCGGGAATTCGGTACCTAGGTCCTTAAGCGCACCGCGCTTGCTTTCCAGACCAAGGCCCATCTTGAGCTGAATCTCATTGAGCTTGATGAGATTATCGACCGGCAATGGCGGTGGCCATTCGCAGGCCGTGCGATAAACCAGAGGGTCACTGGGATCGATGACCTCTGGCTGCCCTTCCTGAATGATTCCGTCCGTATCCGGGTCATACCGGAGAGTTTCCGGCTCAAAAAGGAAGAGTGTGCGCAAGACCAGTTCATTGATCTTGCGAAGTCCAAGGGTGTACTGGCGCTTTTTGGCGTTGTACCTCTGCATCATCGGGAACATCTGCAACGCCAACGCAACGCCAGAGGTGTTAGAAATCGGCTGAGACTGACCTAGAGCCGTCTCAGGGATGCCCATCATTTCGTGCATGGAGCGTTTCAGAAGCTCCATGAACGCAAGCGGTCCGCTCAAATCGACGCCGTTTTCAAGGTTGTAGACTTTGGCGTCGGCAGGAAGGCCGCCCCACACCTGCCTTGCGCCTTTCTCCAGATTGGAAATCCGGGCACCAGTGATGACAGTAATGGGTGAGGCGTGGTAATTGACAATGTCAGCGACTTGGACGCCGGTTTCGTTGTACTGCTGATTGAGCGGGATGATATCCTCAATGTCACTCAGGCCCCATGGGGAGCCGGATACCGCGACATTCGGAATGTGTACGATGGGGATCTGGCCGAGCGGGTTTCTCCGCTCATCGATGAGCTGGTCATCGATAAACTCCTGAACCAGCTCATCTGTGATGATCTCCTGATAAGTGAACACTTTTTTGGTCCCGTCCGGCAGGGTACTCCAGAATCGGTACCGCAGACGGAACCGTACGAGCCGCTCACGATCATGGGGATGCCACTCGGGAAAGCAATGGGCGGCATTCAGGGGCAGGATCCGCACTCTGCCGGGGTGCCAGTTTCCGGCGGTATCCTTCCACGCGGGCTCGTAGGCGACCTTCACAAAGGCGTCACCAGAGACGCTTCCCTGTTCTGCGATTTCGGCGAGAACGGTGGGTTTGTCGTTGTCTACCTCCCACGCGCGATTCAAAAGTGCGGGGACGATGTGCTCGTACTCTTTCGCAGAGGTAAACGTGACACCGCGCGAGAAAGTGAAGTCATTCAGGAACCGGGACATTGCCCGGACGTAATTGAATGTTAGTTGAGGCTCCCCATATTCACGGCGGCTTGCCCAGTGAAAACCTAGGTAGAAAGCCCAATTGCGCGAATATCTGTTGAGTCTAGGGCCGTGTATCTCCCATTCCTGGTCCGAGAGTTCGACCAGGCCAAGGGGAGAGATCGTGACGTGGAGGCCGCTCGCCTGTTGACCAGGCGGGTAGAAATTAAAGGCGGTCACTCCAGATCCCCCTGACAGTCAAATAGCCCGGATTGTTCACACAATCCAGGCTATTTGACAGGGGGAAAGAAGTTGTAATTACTCGATGTGTGAGACAGCCTTAGCTGCCATATAGAAGGAGTTCTGAAGATGCCTGAGAGCCTCTGTTTTGTCCTGACCATCGGGCAGGAGTTCGTTCATGCATCCCGCAAGGGTCCGGTACTGGCGGCGAATGACTTCCCGAAGATGTTCATTCGGGGGCACTGGGTATTCGAAACAAGCATCGAGTTCTGCGGGGGTTAATGCCATAGGTATTCCTTACTCAAGCACCTGGGCAGGATTGCGGCGCATGTAGTGGCCGCCATCCCGTTTGATCATCTCGAATTCTACCTCGCCGTGGTTGCCGAAACCGCCCCACGCGAATTCATTGAGGTACGTCGGAGCCTCCGGCCACGCAGCAGAGCCGACGTGTGCACGCGCCTTCAGGGTCTTCTCCGGCGGCTGCACCCACGTAGGTGCAACACGATTCGGCCGCCCCGGTGCATGCGTATAGCCATTCATTACACCGAGAGTAAAGTCATTCGGCACGTCGGTGTCAGTCGCGATGCCCTCTTCAAAACGGAGGGGACCACGCCGGGCGGTATTCTCGGTCATCTTGCGTTCATAGACAACGCGCCCCTTCTCGGGATAGCGCGGATCCGGCGCAAGAGGAGAAACGTTCGTCCGGTCCATCAATTAGCCTTTCGATAGGGTCTTTATCTTCAGGCTATTTTTGACGGCCGGAAAAATGTTAATTTCCGGGAACCGGACAAATCGCCTATTTCGGACTTTCCGGTTTCGGTTGCTGCCGTGGACCGCTCTATGCAAGACTCTTCCCGTGCGCCACGCCAGGCGCACAGATCCCCCTAGTAACTCAAGGAGATCTCCCTATGAAGATCCGCAGCAGTAGGCTGCTCGCGGCGGCGGCTGCGGTGGCTGCCCTTGTGGCCGCTCCATCGGCGGCCATGGCGCTGCCGACGCCCAAGCCGCACCCGGCCAAGCACACCCCCAAGCTGGGGAAGAACGACACCTACACCCTGTGCATTAACAAGCGCAACGGCAAGGTGCGTATTCCTAACAAGTGGCAGGGCTGCTACCGGCACTTGGAGGAGAAGGTTACTCTGCTGAGTGCGGCGGCCGTGGGTAAGCTGGTCGGTCCGCAGGGGCCGAAGGGCGACAAGGGCGACCCCGGCCCGAACTGGAAGGGGTTTATCCTGCAAGTTCCTGGCGTCGGGAAGGCGGATTGCTCAGTAGTCGCCGGGGCTGGTGCTGCTGACAAGCCTGTCCTCAACTGCACCTACAAGGCCGTGCCGAAGCCTACGCCCTCGCAGACGGCACAGCAGCAGTAGGGACGGAATTCTGAAACTCTAGACGGGGGCTAGAGGATAGGATCGGGGGGAAGGC